CTTACGCACTGTCGGATAATTCCCCTCTGACAGTGCTTTTTTATGTCAATAGGCGGGTCTCATGCCAGAGGTACTAAAAAATGAGTAACGAAATAGAAGAGCAAACTCTTCCAGAATTCCCCCAATCCTCCCGTGAACTTTTAGTTCTGCTAGATAAGCATTACCCAGCGCGGTGTATTGCTTACAACGAATCAGAAATCTCCGCTCACCGCTACGCGGGTATGAGAGAACTTATAGATGAACTTTCCGTATGGCAGGAGGAAGCTGATGAATCGACAGATACGCCAATGCACTGAGGAAGACTTTCCGTCCATGCTTGAGTTAGCACATCTAATGCATCAAGAGAGTCCTGTGTACAGGGAACTTCCTTTGGATGAAAACAAGCTACTAGAACTAGCACACTTATCACTAGATCATCCAGACTTAGCATCACTATTTGTAAGCACAACTGATGGTGAAATAACAGGAATGCTAGGCTCGGTAGCCGTAACAGAATACTTTGGCCCTACAATTTCTACCTGTGACTTATTTCTTTATGTACACCCCGAACAACGAGGATCATCTGCCGCGATACGTCTTCTTAAAAAGTATGACAAGTGGGCAGTAGATTTAGGAGCAACCCGCATTAACCTAGGTCTAACTACAGGTTTGTTTATTAAAGAGACAGGCAGGTTATACGAGGCAGCGGGATTTAAACACTCAGGTCATTTCTACACAAGGATAAATCCCAATGGGCATTTTAAAACATAATCGTAATACCGAAGTTAAAACACCCGCAGTTACTGAAGTTAAAAAGGCTGTTAAGAAAACTAAAAAAGAGGGAGAGAAGTAATGTGCAATTTATTTTCTTCCCCTTCTCCACCTCCTGCTCCCGCACCTGTAGTCGCTGCACCTGTCAAAAAGACACCCGCGCAAGTAAAGGCTAAAGAGCAAAAAGAAGTTACTAAAGCTGCTGTAAAAAGCAACGAAGAACAATCTAAGAAGAAAGGTCGTAAGTCTTTCCGCATCCAACTTGGAGGCTACTCTAGTAACCCTAAGAATGGTAGTGGAAGCGGCCTAAGTCTATAGAGGTAGGGTATGACTGATACAACCCAAGGCCGATACGAACAGTTAAAGAGTAGGCGTGAGCCTTTCCTTACTCGCGCACGGGAGTGTTCAGCAATAACCATCCCTGCATTACTACCTCCCCAAGGACACAACTCACACACCGTCTTACCAGCCCCCTATCAAGGGCTTGGTGCTAGGGCTGTAGTTAGTTTAGCTAGTCGTTTAATGATTGCAATGTACCCACCGGGTATGTCCTCGTTCCGTCTTCAAATACCGTCTGAAATATTGATGCAGCAAGGCGAGATGGAAACTGATCAGGAAACCGAGCGTGGTTTAGCATTGTCTGAAAAGGCGATCAGTAATGAGATTGAGAGAAAACAGTGGCGTCAACCTACACACCTAACTCTCCAGTATCTTATAACCACAGGCAACGCGTTAGAACAGGTTCTCCCTGATAACCGTATGCGGGTATTCCGATTAGATCAGTATGTGGTTGTGAGGGACATGACAGGTGATGTGACAGAGATAATCATTGAAGAATATTTCTCTCCCAACAACCTACCCGCATCGGTACGTTCAATGCTTAAAGCTGAAGACGCCCCGACTCAACGTGTTCCTATCTACACCTCTTGTAAATACAACAAGGATGGTAAGTATGATGTGCATCAAGAAGTCAGTGGCAGTAAGGTTACCGATAGCGTAGGAACATATGATGTATGTCCGTTCAACGCACTAAGGTGGACTTCGGTTATTGGAGAAGACTATGGTCGTGGTAAATGCGAAGAGCATTTAGGTGATCTCATGGCTGTGGATGGCTTATCTAAGTCAATGTTAGATGGGGCTGCATTAGCCTCACGCCACATTATGATGATACGTCCTAATGCCGCTGGCGGTCTTAACCTACGCAGACGTTTGTCTAGGGCCGATAATGGCGAGTATGTCGTTGGTAACCCCGAAGACATAGGAATGTTAGCCTATCAAAACGCTCCCGGTTTACAGGTAGCAAAGGCAGAACTAGACGAAAAGAAGCGTGAGATAGCTGCGGCATTCTTGATGAACTCAAGCGTCCAGCGTGAAGGTGAGCGTGTTACAGCGTATGAACTGAAGATGATGGCAGAAGAGTTAGAGGGTTCCCTAGGTGGGGCGTTCTCAATGCTGTCTCGTGACATGCAATCTGCCCGTCTTAACCGCCTAATCACTCAGATGCAAGCGCAGGGTAAGTTACCACCTTGGCCCGAAGGCGTTGTTGAGCCGACTGTTCTAACTGGTCTAGAAAGTTTAGGCCGTGAGCAAGATGTTCAACGCGTAGGTTCAGCACTTCAATTCCTACAGGGCTTACCTCCAGAAATACTCGACTATGTTCGATGGGAGAAGCTGCTAGGTAAGGCGTTTAACGGGCTATCCCTTGAGGATGCGGTTAACACCGAAGATGAAGTGGCACAGAAGCGTCAGCAACGACAAGTAGAGTCAGGCTTAGGATCAGCAGCGGAAGCTGGTGGTGCAGCTATGGCACAACAAGCAGTAGAACAAGGGATGTAATGTCCCCTACAGGATACTAAATGACAGAACAAGCTACACAACCAGAGAATGGCTCCGATGAATATAACCAGCAAAAAGCTGCCGAATTCAATGCGGGTCATGGAACCCCATCAAGTGAGAATATAGACTCAGCCCCCATCCCTCTCAAACCAGAGAATGGACAGGACAAATTCTATAATGCTGAAACTGGTGAGTACAACTGGCAAGCACATGCTGCTGAGTTGGAGTACCGTATGAAAGGGGATACACCCGATACGGCAACGGAAGGAGAGGAAAGCACAGAGGCCGCACCAGAAGCGGAGACCGATGACGCAGCCCTCAGTATAGTCAGCAACGCTGGCCTTGACGTTGACTCATTAATTCAGCAAATCCAACAAGAAGGTAACCTGAGTGACGAGGCTAAAAATGCTCTCATAGCCACAGGTGTTGATGCAAGTCTAATCGACTCTTATGTTGATAACCTAAAGTTCCGAATGGACGCTGAGTCCAAGGCTGCCCTTGAATATGTGGGCGGTGAGGAAGAGTGGGGAAAGATAAATGCATGGGCTGAAAACAACCTTAGTGTTGAAGATAAAGCAGCGTACAACGATACGTTGAATGGAGAGAATTGGAAAATGGCTGCTGATGCAATTAAATCCCGCATGGGACAAAACGCAGAGCCTAACTTAATGTTAGGCAACGAGTTAGGTAACACCGCTTCGGGTTACCGTAGTCGAGCGGAAATGAAGAAAGACATGTCGAACCCAGAGTACAAGTCTAATCCTACATTCCGTCAATCTGTCATCGATAAGATGTCAGTCTCCACATATGACCTAGACCAATCCTAGGATCATACCGTCCCCTTCGGGGGGCAACCATTCTAGGGTAACGCCAAGCCAGCGATACCTCCGATAAGGTCGCACATCCCAAACCCTGACATGACTAGGCTAGTTTATGTGGGTTATTTAGTGCGCCCTTGAGACATCCAAACCATTGACCTGTTAAGGCAGATAATCTTTGTGCTGGCAATTCCCTCGAAACATATCTACACCGTCCCAAAAGGGACTGACATTTTCTACATAAAATTTTTACAGGGCATTATCATGGCTATTTCTAGCATTACATCAAACCCCTCCAGATTTGGTAAGGGACAAACAACAGGGCCAGTTGACAATCGTGGCTTATTTTTAGACGTATTCGGTGGTGAAGTATTAACCGCATTCGATCTTGCAACAGTAACTCTTGACAAGCACAACGTGAAAACTGTTGGTGGTGGTCAGCGTTCATTCCGTTTCCCAAAGACTTGGAAAGCGTCTGCCGAGTACCATGTACCCGGAACAGAGATGATGGGCAACGACATTGAGACAGGTGAAATCTCAATTACTATCGATGACATCTTAGTATCTCACACTGCTGTATCGGACATTGACACTATGTTGTCACACTTCGATGTACGCTCTGAGTAC